AGCTCTGTGCTGGTGAGCTGTGCAGTCACCGCTATCGCCTTCAGCACTGCCCCTGTTTTGCTCATGCTGCCGCCTCCCGTTTCGCCAAAATCCGATCAACCGCGTTCAACATCGTCCCTGCCCGCTCCTGCTGCCGCGCCGCTACGCCCGTAACTTGGCGCTGCGTCGCCCACTCCGTTCTGAGTTTCTCTGCGTCCTGCTGCATCAACCCGGCGTCGTGGCATTTCCGGGCGTAGAAAGCGTCCTGGTGCTGGAGGTAGTACCGGGCAACCCCCGGCGACTCATCGGCCCCCACGCGCCGGGTAAATCCCTTGATCGCCGCGTTGACCTTGGCGTTGCGAATCGGCGCCACGCCGTAGCGTTGCTCGTAGGCGTCTGCGTATGCGGCCCAAGTTGCGCGGCACGCATCCTGCTCGGCGCTGGTCGATTCGGCCCGCTGTTGCTTGGCAGGCGGCTGCGGCTTGGGTGCTGGCAAAAGCTCCCCGTCGATAGCTGGAGAATCAACCTCTGCCGGCATCGGCGCAGCCGGGCCGGGAATCTGCGAGCTTTTGTCGGCAGATTCGTTCGGTGCGCCGGAAGGGTTTTTATGCTCTGTTCTGTTCTGTTCTGTTCTGTTCTGGGGCGTTACGTCTGCGTTACATTGCGTTACGTCTGCGTTACGCTCTGATACTTGCTCTTGTTTCTTTCGTTCCCTGTGCGCTGCAACCCGCTCTGCCACTGGCTTTGAGCCTTTTCCAACGGCGTCTTCTCTAGACGGCTGCCGGCGCTCCCACGCTTCGATTCTTCCGCCAACAATCATTCCTCTGTCCGTCATTGCGGCTATGATTTCGGAAACTGCCTCGCCTTCAATTCTCAGGTGCCAAGCAATTTCTTCTGCTCTGCAATCTGTAACGCATCCCCTTTCGTTACATTGAGCGGCATGTTCCAGCAGCGCGATCCATACGGCCAATACGTCAGGTACCGACCGTTTCGCGCGCATTGCCACGAGGCCGAACTTGGCGTCGCTGAACGACCCATTCCACCAGCGGAACCAGCCTGTCACTTTGTCGCCCTCCACTCTTCCGGCTTGATCGTGCGGATTCGTGCCACTATTCGCCCCCAATTGGCATCAGTGCGCGTGCAAGCTGGCACCACATTGGCAGCGTCATCTGCACAGGGTATTTTCCCCGGTTGAATACGCTTGGGGCGATGTCGTAAGCGTCGACAAATACAGCCCACTTCGCCCGGCTCTTGCGCCAGAACAGCACAGGGCGCCGGCCAACAGATGCCGCCTGCCTAACGGCCTGATCCCAAAAGGCCGCGCAGTACGTCTCAGTGCGCTTAACTTCGATTGCCCAACCTGGCACATCAAGCCCGTCGCACCCGCCGTCACGGCTTGCGCCAAGCTCGCGCTTGACGACAAAACCAAGTTCGTTTGACAGCAGCGAGAAAAGCTCATTCTCGCCGCTGGCGCCCTTTGCGCGGCATCCTTTTTTTGAGATTGTTGTCATGCTGCGAACAGGTCGCCATTGATGCGTAAGGCTGCTTGCAGATTCCTTGCTGCCTGCTGGTAGTAGGACTCTTTCAGTTCGATGCCGATAAACTTGCGGCCCATTTGCAAACTGACATGTCCCTCGCTGCCGATTCCTGCGAAGGGCGACAGAACAACGTCGCCGGTGTTCGTCCAAAGATCCACGCCTCGCCGGATTACCTCTAGCTGGAGAGGGCATATGTGGCGCTCGTCGTCGTGCTCGCGCGCACTTTGATACTGCAGCGTGTCGCTCGGGTTGATGTCCATCCATACCGGGCTAGCGACCTTCTGCCACTGGTCGACTGGATAGTCATCACGAGTGTGCGTCACGCGGTCAAGCTGCTCGCCTGGCGCCCGCATCGTGACCAGATAATCCGCTATTCCCATACGGCACATTGCGGAATTTTCACGAACCGATTTATGCAGCAGTCCGAGCGCTTTCGTTCGCTGCATCTGCGTGACCGGATCTTTCCAAATGACCGTCTCGGCATGGAATATGAACCCTTGATCCTGAAACGAGCGGATCAAGTCTCCTCGAAAATCCTTCAGGCCAATGAATCCATCGCGCTCTTTACTGGCAGGGAACAGCATGCAGTGAAACGAGACATTCCTACCCGGCCGCATGACCCGCTTCAGTTCCGTGACGAGGAACGCGAAGTGCTCGAAGAATTCCTCGTTTGTACGGCAATTTCCCATGTCGCGCGGGCTGTTGCTGTACGTATAAAGGCTGGCGAACGGTGGCGAGAAGATGCTGTAATGCACCGATTGCGCAGGAATGCCGCGCAAAACATCGACACAATCGCCGTTGTACAGGGCGAAGTTTTCGCCCATTGTTGAGTCTATGCAGCCCATGCGACCTCCATGAAGTTTGGTAGCGTGATTGCTTTCGTAGCGACGTATGCGTTTGTGTCCTTGCGCGCGCCGACAACTTCTGATCGCACCGCATCAAGAGTCTCGGCAGACATTGATTCAGCCATTGTTTTAGCGTCCGCCTCTTTGCGCCGGAGATTGGCGACAACCGCCCCCTCTTGATTGCTGGCGAACACATGGACATTTACCGGGCGCTTTTGGCCGAACCGCCAGCTTCTGCGGACAGCTTGGTAATACGCCTCGAAAGAGTCAGTAACTCCGACAAACGCCATGTGTGCAGAGGCCTGGAAGTTCAGGCCGAATCCGCAGATAGACGGTTTGCTGATCAGAACGCGGGTTTTTCCGTGTGCGAAGTCGAGCAAGTTGCGCTCTTTGAATTCTTCGTCGTCTCTCCCCGCAATCTGTACTGACCCTGGAATGGCGGCTTCAAGCGCATCACCTTCAGCATTTAAGTCGCACCAGATCAGCCATATTTCGTCTGTCGAATTTACGATTTCAGCGCACGCTCGCACGCGATCTACAAGGCTTTCTTTGCGTGCGTTGCGCCTTTCTGTGAGGGTTTGAGCTTCCATCGCGAACAACCCATGCTCTGCGTTATGCGCAATTTCTACAGTGTGCTGATGGACGTGCAGAGGTGGCAGTGCGTATGCGCTGGCATCGTGTCCAAGATCCGCAGGGCTTCGCACCATTGCGCCCCAGGATGCAACCCACCGCCAGAACAGTTTTCGCGCATGGCCTTTTAGGCGCCACGTCTGCGTATCGCCGCCGTCATGAACGAAGAACTCTGCGAGCATTTCGGCTCGCGACCGAACCCCGAGGAATTCGGCGTGATTGCCTAGCTCTGTCCAGTCATTCGGCGCAGGGGTCGCGGTGCAGGCAAGCTTGTACGGAGTCGCACGAAACTTGTCGAGCAGTGTCTGCAGCGTCTTGGCTGCGTGATGTTTGATCACCGACGACTCATCAAGCACTACTGCGCCGAATTGCGAAGCGTTGAATTTGTGAATACGGTCGTAGTTGGTGATGTTGATGCCGGGCCGAATGTCGCAAGCATCCCTGGCGTGCGTAACCTCAACGCCGATGCTTGCGCCCTCTTCTACGGTCTGCTGAGCAACGGCAAGCGGGGCGAGAATAAGCACGTCGTATCCAGTCTCGCGGCGAACCGTATCTGCCCACGCAAGCTGCATCCGGCTTTTCCCGAGCCCGGTGTCCGCGAATATCGCAGCGCGACCTCTGCGCAATGCCCACCTTGCAAGATCCGACTGGTGCTGGAATAGCCCGTAATCGCGCAGAGGCGCATCAATTCCGGCCGATTGCACGATTCCAAGCTTTGCGGCGACAAACAGCTCGTATGTGCTCATGTATGCACCCCTTCCACCGCAGGCAGATACCCGGCCTTCTCTGCCATCTCGCGAACGAACTCCGCATTGATGCCGACCGCACTGCACCAGAAGTTAAGGCCGCCTCCTCCGTGGCCTCGCAAAAAATCCATAGCCTCGCGGCGAATGTGCTTGTCTGCTAAGCAGCAATCGCTGAACGCCTGCCGGATTACCGCGACTACAAGCAGATGCTCTCCGGTCGCCTCGCGAGCAGCCGACACACTAGGAATAAGGCGCAGCAAAACGCGCTCAATCGCTTGTGTCGATACAATCGGGGCCGCTTTCGGCACGACAGGCGCCAGAGCTTTTACTGCGTGCGCGCCGCCGCTCATATCCGCTTCCCGGTAGGCATGATGACCTCGGCGAACGTCTCTCCGTATTCCCTGACCCATGTGCATGCGAAAAGAAGCGGGCCAATGGCCAGCGCGCCGGCCGTCAAAACTGCTTGCGCCGCTGGATGCTGGCGGGTAAGCGGTCGAATGAGGCGCATTTGTTGTGGAGTCATGGCTTGGCCTCGTTCGCCTCTTTGTTGGCTGCGACCCATGTTTCCATTGCGCAACTTGTGATCCATTCTGCAGAAGATGCGCGCCACGACGTTTCGCTAGACGCAATAGCCGCCACAATCGCCATGTACTCGGCCCTTTGTTGTTCGGTCATTTGATGTCCTCACAATTTGCAGCCAGCCTCCACGACTGGATGCTTCCTTGCCCGACCAAATACCCGTCGAGAAATACCTCAATATCTAGCTTTGTCGCAGCCTCCCGAGACAGTCCGCACACCTCGACAGCCGCAACCAGCATTTCAGCCCGCAACTGTTTAATCTCGTTCTTCTTTTCTGAGTGAGTGCGAAGAAGGGTTGCTATGTCTCTATTTTTTGCGCTCATGGCTGATGCGCCCTGTAGATTGCGATCGTGCCGCTGATCGCCTCAAGCGCGGCCGTCAGGCGCTTGTTTTCGGCTCGCAGCTCTGCACACTCTTTGCGCAGCTCGTCGTTAACATCCGCCAGGCCCCGGTCGAGCGCCGTCTCTTCCCGGCGCGGGGATCCAAAGTAGCCGCCGTCCATGTCGCCAAACGGCTTGGTGTTCGCCGCCGCCGATGCGCCAACTTTCTCGAAATGTACTGTTCCGGTGATCATTTGGCAGCCTCTTCATGTTTCTTGCACCACCCGCGTTTCAGTACCGAGAATCCGCCAAGGCTGCATCGAAGGCTTTTCTCTTCTTGCCAGTCAGGATATCCTGGATATGATTTCGTAACGGAATCCGATGTGAAATACAGACACCCGGCGCACATTGGCGCTGTTTTTTGATACCCCTGATTAATCTTGTTTTCAGATTGCTTGCTCATTTCTTCTCTCCTCGTTTCGCTACGCACGCGGCACAGGACCACCCCTTGCCACTCAAATGTTGTTTTCGGCCGGCCGTTGAGAACGACTGCGCGTGACAGGCCTTGCAGAACCAGCCGCCGGCGATTTGCGGCCTGGCGTTCTCGCGCCGGTATCTGGCCTCGGCGTCGGCGTATTGCTCTTGATGGCTCATTCCGCCTTGCCCCATTGATCGGCCATCGCGCTTGCAATGCCGGAATATGTCCTGCTTCTGTCCTTCCAACGATCTGCGCTAGGCGACATGCGATGCACTTTCGCTTCGCGCCCGGCGACAATGTTTGTAGGTACGAGGAGCGGAAGCCCTTTCAACCATAAACACGTCGCTTTCGTCTCTCCGTGCCCGAACTGCCACGGCTGGATGATCTGATCTGGTTTGCGAATCGCGCTGCTGATCTTGCTGACTGGATTCTCGATTGCTATGCGAGGGATCGGAGCTGCCATCAGCGCGCGCACAAAATCAAGCGCCTCTTTCTGCTCCTCGGCCTTGTCTTTCCACCACCTAGCGCCACTGACCGCCAAGTGCGTGCAAGGCGGGTGAAAAATTGCTAAGTCCCAGCCATCAGAAAGCAGCGGAAGTACGTCACCCTGAATGTGAAATTTCGATCCGTCTTCGCTTTCCAAAAGATCGCATGACCAAACATCATGGCCAGCATTGCGAAACGCTTGCCTGACTCTGCCTGAATACTCGCATCCGACTAGCACTCTCACGACGCCTTGCTCCTCAGGATCTCGGTGAGCATCGCTACCGCCTCGATACAGGAATAAAAAGGCCAGCCCCGAAGGGCCGGCAAGCTGACGAACGCGACTTGACCGACCGAACGGAACGCGCGACAGGGTGATGAAAGTGCGCCTTGCCCAATGGCGCGGTTTGCCGCGAACGGCATGTGCTCTATACCCACTTGGTGGGGATGAATTCGTTATCACGAGGACGACTGCTCTGGCGTCTTCTGCGATGCGCTAACAAACACATCCGGTCGAACCGCTTGCAGGTACATCAATCGCGCAGCGGGGATGCCCTCTTTACGCCACTCGCTGACAGACGGCTGCCTTACGTTGCAAAGCTTCGCAACCGCAGAGGTTCCGCCAAGGTCGTCAATTATTTTGCTGTAGTTCATGGCGCATATCTTAGGGGCGCCTAACCCTATTGTCAATAGTCTGTTTGCCCGCTTTGGCCGTGCAGTCACCAAAAAACTTTGGAGAACTGCTTGACATTACGGTTAGGCGCCCCTAATATCTGCCCATGCCGCAACACAACGCGGCGGCCAGCAAAAGCCCCGAGCAGATGAGGCGAAGGCGATACCGCTGGCGAAATCTTCAACCACAGGAGTAAAAATGAAAACAGCACAAAAAATAATTGATGCGTATGACGGCGGATCGCTCCACCTGAGCGGGTGCGACCTGA